TCGATGTACTGCGTGAAGTCACCAGCCTTGGTAATGAGCACGTTGTCACCGACCAGCTTCTTCATGTAGGTCAGCGCGATGGCGCGACCACGGTCGGAGAGCTTGGTTCCAGCGAGGTACTGCTTGACTGCCTCGTTATCCTCAGGCCCAAGGATGCCTCCAAGCCCATAGAGGCTGCTGAAGGCGTCGCTCACCGCAGCCTGGCGCGTGATGTTCTGCGTGAAGATCACGTCACCCGCACCGCGAGCGGTCATCTTGACGCCGACGAGTTCCTTGCTCGCAGCGTAGAGCTTGTCGGACAGCTCCGGCAGCGAGCCTTCGTGGTTCATCACGATGTCGCGCAGGATCTTGAGGTTGCCCTCTGCGATCTTGTCTACGCTCTCGTAGTCGAGGTACGCTGCCGCCACGCGATCCATCGTGCCCTCAAGGATGGAGCCAGAACCAGACGACATGCGCCAAGTATCTCCGTACCCGCGCTCCTCGGTCAGGCTCAGGACGTTCGTCAGCGACGTGTCTGTACCACCCTTGCCGCCCAGAGCTTCAAGGTCCATCGACAGCTTCTTGTCGATCTCAAGGTCGGCCTCCTTGGACATGACCTCCATCGTCCGGTTGATGTCGCGGTAGTCCGCGCCCAGCAACTCCTCGGTCGCCTCGATGGTGTCCGTGCCAAGCATGCGGACAAAACGGTCGATGCCGCGAGCACCACGCGCGATGCTTCCGAACCAGTTGTCCATGCCCTGTCGGTACGCAGCCGTCTGCGCCTTGGAGATGCCGCCAAGCTCACGCTGGAGGTCAGCAAGGCGTTCCCCTGGCTGCATGGCTGCGAGGCGCTCACGCTCAGCGATAGCCTGCCGGAAGCGCAGTTCCTTGCCGACCTGCTCAGCGCGGACATCGCCAAGCACGCCCTCCTTGGCCTTGCGAACTTCAGCGAAGCTCTCCTCCAGCACCTCGCGCACACCCGCTGCCGACTCAGCGATAGCCTTGGCATCAGCAGCAGTCGCCTGCGCCTCCGCGAGGCGGGCACCAGCCTTTACCGCACGGTCGTTCAACTCAGCGAGCTTCTTCTCTAGGTCTGCGATGCCACCAGCAGTCGCACGACCCGTGGCCTCCGCACGCAACGCCTCCGACTCGGCCTTGAGGGCTTCGATGTCGGAGGTGAGACGCTGCTCTTCAGCACGCAAGGCGTCTAGCTCAGCATCACCCTTGGGAGGTTCAGGCACTTCACCTGGCTCGACGCGGAGCTTCTGGACAGGCTTGGCCTTGGCGACCTCTTCCGGCGTGGCCTTGGGTGCCTCTGCCTTCCAGATGGTGGGGATGTCGACCGCGCCTTCCGGCTTGCCCTTGAGCGTCGTCTTCAGCTCAGCGCGCACCTTTCCGGCGGCGACGTTGATCTCGTCGTCCGTCATCCCGGTCGCGTCACGCAGGAACTGGAGGTAGTCGTCGTGGCGAGCGGACTGCTTGGTCTGCGCCACGATGTAGAGAGCCTTGTCGATGTCGCTCTCGAACTGCGGAGAGTAGGACGCCTTGCCGATGTTGAAGCGCGGCTTGGCACCAGCAAGCTCAGCAGGGAGCTTCGTCGGTGCGGCAACAAGAAGTTCGTCAGGCTTAACGAGACGAGTTGCGCTCCTGATCTGGTCAGATGAAAACGCTACATACTGAACGCTGCCACGATTCCAGTCTGCAATAATCCCATCGAAACCCATGTCTCGAAGCACGGAGTTGATGTCGTCAGCAACCACCCATGCAGCATCACTGCCCTTTACTCCGCGAGCTTTTGCAAGATCCTTAGACAAGTCGGTGATGATGCCTGCATACGGAGAGTCCATTTCCTTCAATGATTTTGCAGGAACACCGAGAGCCTGCATCCTTCTCTTAAAGTCTGCAAACACACCTGGTTCCATAGCGGATGCGCCCGTTTCATCGAACGGGTTCTTCATCGACAGATAGTATGCTCCGACCTTCCCGTCTGGACGGAACGACGCAAACTCTTCGGCAAGACCTACTTCTCCGAAGTAAGCTCCACGTCCGAGTTGAGTGGTTCCTCCACCAATATCGGTGCGAATAACGTCTACTGGGGTGCCACCACGATAAACAATGACTGGAGATCCCGAAGCATCAACAATCTTGGAGCCAGCAAACCAGCGAATAAAGTCACCGCTATTCGTGATGGACCGATTTTTTTCAGCAGCGTTTTTTGCTGCGGTACCACTCTCAAATGTTGAGTTTTTGTGGGGAGCAAGGACATCTTCCGTTTTAACGGAGATCGGTTCGGGCGCAGGAGCACGCGGAGCCTCAACCTTCTTCGCCGCCGCCTCGACGCCTTCCTCAAGGAAGAACTCAGGCTTGCTCAGAGCACGCTTCACGGGCTCGCGGATGTTCTCAGGCAGCGCAGCCAAGTCATCGGCAGAGATGGTGAACGCGTCCATCGTTGGGCGCTCAGGCGGGCCCAGCTCGTCAAAGTAGTTGTCGAGCTTCGACATGCCGCTGGTCTGGTTGTACTTGACCTTGCCTAGGGCCTTGCTCCCCTTGTGCGCCTTGTTGACCTCGGCCCACTCCTCCTCCAGCAGCGGACGAGGCGAGGACTTGTTGATGCCGAACTTGCGACCAAGCGGAGCATCCTTGCTGGCAACACCTCGACCCACGAACAGGTCGGTCGTGCGGCCACGCTCGTAGTAGCCAAGCACTTCGGGGTCAACCTCGACGGGCTCTACCGCAGCCTTGGTGTACCTGGCATCGCCCCGCAGGAACTCATGCGGCTCAATGAGGATCTTGACGCTGCCGTCCCCCGCGACACGCTCGCCAACGACGCGACCGACGAAGTCAGGACCGACCGTCTTTACCGTACCGGTCTTGCTGACCTCCAAGCCGCTGGAGTCGTCGATGTACTGGACGTAGCGAGAAAGAGGTCCAGCCTTGTCGGCAGCGTCAGCCGAGTGCACCACAACGAAGTCGTTGTAGTGGATGGCATCGACAGGCAGCGTCTTGTCAGGGTTGCTGCGCTGGAGGAGCGAGCGGTAGTACTCGTTCATCCCGCGAGCGGTGGGCTTCGCAGGGTCACGCGCCTTGTCGAGAGCATCGAAGTACTTCTTCATCCCATCGCGGAACTGGCGCTGGGTCACACGCTTGGGGACGTATGGGACGCCGACGCGCTTGGAGAACTGCTGCGCCGCACGGGCTGCACGGTCGGCAGCAGCAGGGTGCGCCTTAAGTGCCTCAGCAATGTCGGTCAGTCCAGGGATCTGCTCGGCAGCATCGACGTAGGCCTTCTGGATGCTCAGGGCGACATCATCGGTGCCCATCGCGTAGGACCAGATGTTGTTGTACGCGCGGTCGTTGGCGAGCTTGAACAAGTGCTCGGCAGCACTCGGAGGAAGCTCGCTCGCCGGGATGCGTCCCTTGTTGGTAAATACCAGGTCTGGACGAAGGAACGGCTCGTTGGACAGACCACGCGAATACGAGCGAGGCAGCGACCCGAACCGCTGGACCTGCTGCTTGGCGACCACGGGATACGGGCTGAGCCCCATGCGGACGCGAGTCTGGGCGTCGAGGGCTTGCGAGAGGTCAGTGGCCTGAGCCTGCGTCTCGGCAACGTCGGCGTCACCCATGCTGTTGGCTGCGTTGTTCTCTGCCATCTGCGGGCTGACCGGAGCCTCGGCAGGCGCATCGGCAACGGCTGCGGCTTCATCCGCAGCCTCCACCGCAGGAGCACCGACCACGTCGTCGGCAACCGCAGCACCGACCTCCTCGGCAGTCGTCGCACCCTTCGCGGCTTCAGCCTTGGCAATGGCCTGCTGCACGGCGAGACGCTTGCCCATCTTCTGGCGCATCTGCGCGTTCACGGGCTTGAGCTTTTCGGCCACATCCTTGGTCTGCTCAGTCTGAGCCAGCAGTTCAGCAGCGGCCTCCTCGGCCTTGAGACGCGAGATGTCGGCGTCGGTCATGCGCTTGGCGGCAGTCGCAGCACGACCAAGCTCGCGCTCAGGGTCAAGGTTGAGGATGGCCCGCATGCGGTCGATGGGGTTGGTAATCCCAGCATCGTCCATGCGGCGAAGAAGCGCATCCACGGCAGGCGTGCGCTGACGAGCAACAGAGAGGACATCATCGATGTACTTCTGCGTCAGGGCATCTGCACCCTCACGCTTCAGCGTCGTCAGCAAACCCTTCAAGTCTTCGACGTTTTGGAGACGGCCAGCCGTTGCATCGCTGACCAAGGTGCCGAGAGCATCCTCGACCGCTTTCTCAATGTCCTTCGGTCGCGGCCTCAACGGAGGCAGCGGTGTGGCTACACGGGCAGGCCCACCGGACGCTTCCAGCAGCGTCTCCGCAGCCTTCTTGTGGGCTTCGCGAAGCATCTGCTCCACGTCATCCAGCGACTCACGCGCCCTGGTTGCGTCCTCAAGGTTGGTGCGGATCTCGCCACGCGCCTTTGACTTCTCTGCCAAGCTCTCGGTCAGTGACTTGCGTTGAGCCAGAAGCGAGTCGGGCGGGCGACTGCCTGCATCTGTATACGCGCGAATGGCTTCGTCGGTCTTACGCAGCTCGTCCTGCGCTACCTTGACCACGTCGTTCGCACGTTCAAGCTTCGGCGTTAGGTCAGCGACCTTATCGTCCAGCTTCGTCGCGATGCCGTCCACCCGCGCAGGGTCGGTGAGGACAACAACGCCTTCCGACTTGATGATGCCTGCCTGCTCCAGCAGGTTGTCGCCACCTTCAAGGTCGGAGAAGTTTGCGAAGAGCACGTCCGCGTACTTGGTCTTGTACTCAGGCGTCATGCCGTCAGCGGCTGCGAACGCGCCAGCAACGTCTCCCTGGTCCGCGATGTTTCGGATGCGGTCGGCAACGATGCGCGCACGCACCTCGTCCACGGGGACATCAAGCTTCGGCGCGACGTTGGGGATGTACTCCTGAGCGTTCAGGGTGACGGCATCCTTGATGGCAGCGAACTGCTGGTCCTTGGGGATGTTCGAGGTCTTGATCGCCGTGATGTCGTCAATCGACTTGCGCCCGAACTTGTAGAAGTCCTTGGACGCAGTCATCGTCTTGCCGAGAGCGGCGAACGCCTTCTCCTCAGCGCCAGGGATGAGCATCTCCGCACCCATGCGGGTGAAGTAGCCAGCCCATGCTGGAACCCACACCTCTGGGTTCTCGGACTGAAGCGCGGCTGCAACCTCTGGGTTCTCGGAGTAGCGCATCGAGGGCGAGCGTCGGTACTGGAGCGTGTCCAGCACGTCCTGCGCGACCTCCTCGCCGCTGCGCTTGTCTGCACCAGCAACGCCAAGCGCCGCCGATACAACAGGCAGCGTGTTGAGTGCAGCCTCCTTGAGGTTCTTTGCCTCCCAGACAGGCTTCATCGGGTCAACACCCGTGGTCGAGGTGAGGAGGTCTACACCCATACCACCAGCGTTGAAGACCATGTCGAACAAGTAGGACGGCAGGCTCTCCGCACGCACGACATCGCCAGCCACCGTTACCGACCGCTTGGGCGCAAGCACCCGCGCAGTCTCAGCCACGGCACCCAGCGTGCCCTTCTCGGCCTTGGCTTCCTTGATGCTCTTCACCGTGACCGGGGTGATGTCGGAGGTGGCGAACGGATTGCCCGATGCCTGAAGCCACTCGATGGCCCGACGAGCGTTCTGCTGCGCGAGACGCCGCTGAGCCTGGTACTCGTCCTCGTTCTTAAGACGAAGCTGGTCGGCACCAGACTGCTTCATCTGGTAGTCAGTGAACCGCTCGTAGAAGTCCAGCGTGAGCTTCTGTGCTGGCCTTCCGCTAATCATCACCGCATCGGCAATCTGCTGCGCCTCGTTCCAGTACGGCATGCGCGCCGCAGTGGAGTCCATCTTCTGACGGTACACCTCCTGCTGACGCAGGAACTCCTTGGCCTCGACCATGTTCGCCGCACGGCTTGCAGGGTCGGTGTACTGACCGAGACGTAGCTCGGGTGCCTTCTTGTCCACCAGCTCGGTGGTCAGGTACTCAATAGCCTTCTCGGGCGGGAGGCCCAGCGTGCTCTCGATTTCTTTCCTCCGCTTGTACAGCTCGGTCGCGCGAGCGTACTGCGGGTTGGAGACTGCCTCGCCTTCCTTGATGGCCGGAGAGCCAGGAGGCAGCACGCCAGCCTTGTAGGCGTCGAACGGCTGCGCTTGGGGAACCTTGACCGGAGCCACGATGGGCGCAGGCGTAGGCTGCTCGACTTCCTCTGGTCCGCGCAGCACGGCAGCGAAGCCACCCTCGGGAAGCTCCTCAAACTGCTGCTTGCGCTTCTTCGCAGGCGCAGCCACGGGCGTGCTTGCGGTGGGCACGACCGTAGGCTTGACGGTGGGAGGCTTGACGGCAACAGGACGAGGCGCAGCAGTTACGGGGGCAGCGGCTTCAGGCGTGGTGGGAGTGGCCGGAACGGACTGCTTGAGAGCTTCGTACCACTTTCCACCAGCCATCGGTCACTCCGTATCGGTGGTTGCTTATCCCACCGCTATCGCGTGGTCCCGCCGTTGAGCGCAGACATCTTTTTGTCGTACTGCTGCCGTTGGAAACGCGCATCGCGCATCGCAGCAACACGACGTTGATTGGCGGTCTGCGGAACCGCAGGAGCGGTGGCAGGCGTCCCAGTAGCCACGCCAGGCATCTGCGGCGCGTTGGCACCCGTCAGGTTGACAGTAGAATCCTCGCGGATTTCCTTGCCTGCCGCAGTCGTGGGGGTGACCTGCACTTCTGGCGCACCAGCAGCAGACAACTCGCGAGGAGGAAGTCGCTTATTGCGAAGGAAGTCCTCTGCCTCTTGGCCAAGCTGAAGCATGGTAGAACGGTACAGATTTGGGTCTGATGTGGTGTAAGCCTCTGCTCCTCGGGCACGACGAGCAAGTTGCTGAAGCTTGAGGTCAGCACCAGCCTTCTCACCAAGACCGACAAGCAGTTTTGCACGACCAATGTCGCCAGTTGTCATCGTCTCAGGGGTTTCCCTGCGAGGAAGAGGCTCCTCAGCCATCGCAGTCTCCACCGCAGCCTTGGCCGCAGCGGGCTGCATCCGGTCGGGCTTGGCCGCTTGCTCAGCCTGACGCTGCTTCTCAAGCTCAGCCTCGCGTGCCTTGTCCACCTCGGCCATTGCAGCCTCGTCGGCAGCACGAAGCTCAGCCTCGCCGGGACGGGCGATACGCTCGCGCGCCTTGGCAAGCAGCGACCGAACGACGCCCTGCTTACGCTCCTCACCACCGGACAGGACGTTGATGTTCTTCTCATCCTGCTTGCGGATGATGACGCGCTTCCCTTCCGGCGTCTCAACCGCCATGATGGCATCGGGCGGGTCGGACCACATGAGCGCAGTCTCGACGCCACGGATCTTCTGCCCACCACCTGTGGTCGTAAGAACATTGGCCATGTCCTCATTGACCTTCTGAAGCTGCTCCCCAGCCAACGGCTGCGAGGTCAGCTTGGATGCAAGCTCACTATCGTAAGAGCCACCATCCTCATCGACGGCAGAACCATCTGCGCGGATGAAGACGGCCTTCTTTGCCTTGTCGTCAAAAGCAACCTTGGTGAAGTTCGTCAGACCAAGCTGCGGCGTGCCGCCCACCGTGGCCTCGACGTACTTGCGCGTCTCCAGCCCGCGACGAGGGATCAGCATCTGCGACGGCTTCATCGTCGCCTGCTTGGTTGCGATACCGAGAGCACGGTCGTCCTCGGGCCCAGCGACGTAGACGACGTTCTTGCTGGCGATGTAGCCAGGCAAGCCCTTGTCTGCCTCGGTCGCAGGGCGCACGCTGCCGACGCGCAGGCCGTTGCTCGCAGCCCACCGCTGGAACTTCTCGCTGCTCAGGATGCGGAGGCGTTCGTCGTCACGCGCCTTGACCTCGCCAGCACCACCCTTAAGCTGAGTGATGATGGCCATCGGGTCCATCTTCAGGAACTCGTCAACCTTGTCCTTGGCGACCTTGGCCTCGACCTGCTTGTCCTTGATGGCTTGGTCGAGCAGCCCAGGATTCGGAAGCTTGCCGAGCCTCTCCGCGAACTGGTTGAGCTGGTTTGGGTCGACTTTCTGGAAGAACGCCGACACGGCAGCGGCCTGAGCTTCAGGCCCGACCGTAGAGATGTTGTCGGGAATCTGCGAGGCGTAGGCGTTGATGTCGTTGATCTGGTCGGTACGGTCCTGCGCCATCGCCTGAACCTTGGCCCAGTCGTCGCGCATCTCCGCAGGCACAGGGTACGCCGACAATGCCTTCACCGTGCCGACAAGGCTCGGATTGTATTGCCCGTTTTTGAGAAGCTCAGGGATAGCCTGCTTGAGGACTTCAGCACCCATTGTTGCGGTGTCAGAAGTACCAGCGACCGCAGTAGCTGCCGTTGTCCACCGCTGGAGCGCAGCATCATCGGTCTGCGAAAGAGCCTTGGTCGATGCAAGCTGAAGCTTCTTCAATTCGATGATGAAGTCGTTCCGGTCGTTCTGGCTCGGGGCACCGGACGAGATGCGTTGCGCCATGGGACCGATTTGTCCGATGGCACGGAAGAAACCGTCCGTGGAGAGCTTGGCTCGAAGCTGCTCAAGATCGGATACCTCGCGCATGGCAGTGCCTGCACGACGCTCAGCGGTTGCACCCTGCTTCGTGTAGAAGTCGAGCAGCGCATCCAGCGCGGTGTCGAGGTCAAGCGACGTAGCCTTGAACTGCTCACGCGTGAGCGCACCAGACTGACGGAGACGCTCACGCTCAAGCGCGGCCTGTTCTGCGGGGGTAGCCATGATGCCTCCTAGAGGAACTTGCTGAGAAGACCGATGTCGCCGCCGCTGGTGCCCTCAAAGGCAGTAACGGCTTCGGTCCCGTAGTCGCGGGTGTCAACAACCATCTCGCCTTCCTCGCCACGGATACCGCGCTTCTGCTGCTCTTCCATCGCGCGCTGGCGCAGCATGGCTTCCATTGCCTTCTTACGCTGCTCAGCAATGAGCTGAGACTGCTGCTCGACGCCGAGACGGGACTGGGCAAGCGTGTCCTGCTGCTGCTGTGCTTGCTGCTGCTGCGCTTGGAAGAACGCGCCTTGACGCGCACCACCCATTGCGGCCATGCGAGCCTGGTCAGCCGCAGCCGACTGCTGTGCCGCCATCTGCTGACGCTGCACGCCTGCGAGCGCCTGCGTCTTCTGGGCACTGCTCAGGCCAAGGTCGTCGCCACGCTTCAGCTTGGCGAACTGCGCCTTCTGCATCGCCTCAAGCTGCTTCTCCTCGGGAGTCTTGTCGAGCTTCTCACCGATGGCCTTGCCAGCCATACCGCCGACTACTCCACCGATAGGACCGCCAATAGCAGTTCCGATAGCAGCCCCACCAGCCGCACCGATGCTTCCGTACATACCAGCCATTCGTCACCTCACCAGAGAGAAAGCACGGTCGCGTTACGCACGCGCATCCTAACGCGATGCATAGCTTGAAAGACCCCAGCAGGCTGCTGGTAGACGCTTCCGTCGGTCGTCATGTTCTGGCTGTTCTGCCGCACCTTGATGCGTAGCGATGCGGTATGCCACCCCGGCGTCAAGTCTTTCACGCTGAAGTGAAGGTTCTGATAGCGGGCAAGCGTCGCCTCGTTGATGTTCCACGCAGTAATCGGCGTTCCACCGTATGGAGATGGGAACATCGACATCGGGCAACGCCGCCTCATGCCTGCAATAGGGTTCACATCATCGTCCAGGTACAAGTCGGTGATGATGTCCGGACCAGGGATGTCCGTCGCAGGGTCTTGCGTGATGCCCTCTCGCGTGCGCCACCACGACATGTGGTAGCCGATGTTCACCACGGTCACCGACGCAGGCTCGCGCTGGTACCAAGTGATGCACGCTCCCGGCACGTTGCGCTGCTTGTCGCCAGCGCCCCATACCTGCTCGATGAAGTCCTGCGACTGGAGTAGTCCAGAGCTTTGCGCGAACGCCACGTCAAGCGGACGCAGCATCCCGTTGAACACGAAGAACAGCGGGCTAAAGTTCGTCAGCGCCTCCAGCTTGCCGTTGCTCACCTCGTAGACGCTCTCGCCTGCACCGGACGAGTAGAAGTCTCGGTTGAGCTGGTCAGCATCCAGCGTGGTGCCGTTCGCAGGGACGTAGGGCAGGGTGACGGTGGGCATCTATCGCTCCTGAATCCATGCGCTGAGGAAGCCGCCGTTGGTCTTCAAGCTGGTCACGCCAGCGCAGTTTCCTCGCCATCCAGCAACGGACACCTCAATATACGAGATGGTGTTGGTGCCGATGTCTGCCATGAGCGCAGCCGTGTCCACCGCAAGAAACAGCGGTACGTCCTCGTAGGCTACGTCCGTGTCCGCTTTCGGCGTCACGCCACCTGGTCCGCTCAGGTAGAACGCGTCGTTGGTGCAGTAGACCTCGGTAAGTCCACCCATCACGTTGTGGAAGGCGGCACCATCCCAAATACGGATGGTGAAACACCCCATCACGGACGTGCGAAGGACTGCAAGCGTCTGCTGGATGTCCCACAAGTGGACGTTCGCCATGACAATGAGCCAGCCCTGCGTCGTGTTCAGATCCCACCCTGCACCACCGTTGTCCACGCGCAGGTACGTGCCGCTTCCTGTACGCACAGGCTCCCACGCCGTGTCGTTGTCGTAGCTGTCGTAGATCTGCGTGTACGTCCTCGGGTCGTTATCGCTAATCGACTTGAGGTCGAACGTGTTGACCGCACGCGGAAGGTGGGTACGGCGAAGAGCGCCACGCTCGACGTTCTGGCTCAGAAGCGTGTTCATCCGGCTGGCGATGACCGACAAGCGGTTCGTGAACAAGCTCGCCTGCGACAGCGTCTCGTTCTCTGCGAATGCGTTGACGCCGCTTGCAGCCAAGGTGGAAACCGTGTCCCCGTAGGCGTTGCAGGCCAGAACGAAGAGCTGCTTGTTGTACAAGCGGACCTCGCTGCCGATACCAGCAGCGCCAGTCGACGGCTCGTTGTCAAGGTTACCGTCTCCCTGAGGCAGACGACGAGCGACGATCTCGATGAGGTGGTCACCTTCGACCACGGGTGCGGCATAGGTCAAGCGCACGGGCTTGGCTGCACCACCGATACCCTCGCAGTTCTGCACATGACGGACGTGACGAAAGTCGTAGTTGTCGGAAGAGGCTGTGGCCTTGTACAGCATCTGGTGAGACGGGTCAGGGAAGATGCTTGACCCAGTAATCGTCTCGTTGATGATGGCCCCGTCGATACGGATGGCGAACTGCACGCGCGCCTCGTCCGTAGACGGTGCCGTAGGCGATGCCAGCGTAGAGCCCGTTCCCTTGAACGTGGCGTACTGCGTCATGCCGACGATCCAGAGAACATCCTCCCCGGTCGTGATGTTCAGCGTCAACGCGCTGACGCTCTGCCATGCGATGCTGTAGTCGATGACCGTGCCGTTCTTGAACCACCCGTCAGCCGTTACAGGCGTAACGCTTGACCCAAAGCCGGGGTTCTGCGCGCCTGCGTTGAGCCACTTGTTGGTGTAGGCAGCCTTGTCGTAGGACCACACGTTGTCCGCGACGTAGACCTTGGCGATGTCGAACGCGCCACCGTCGATGTCCTGCTCGTTGATGCGACCGTAGACCTTTTCTGCGATGGGCTGGTACGTCTTGTCGAGCCACGCAGGGTCAACAATCTCAGCACCCTTGAACGCTCTGGGAGGAAAGACGGTAGACATGCTCAGCCTCGGCTAATGCGAGCGCCACGGTCAGCGGCGACAACGCCGTCGAACGCAAAGGCCGCGATGTTGATGTACTCTGCGTCGCTCGGCGTACTTACAAGCTCGAACGCGAAGCTGTCCACACTACGAAGCTGCATGTCGAACCGCTTCCAGTAGAGGCGCGGGCTCGCAGTCTTGGCCGTACCCAGCACGCTGGTTGAGAACACCGCAGCCCTGTCGTCGGCCACCAGCGTCAGTTCCCCGGTCGCAATGACCTCGTCCCAGCGCCCGTTGCGGTAGCAGTTGACCTGCACCGTGGCGCTGCTGCTTTCAAGGAAGCCGACGTAGAGCGTCGCAGCGTTGAACCTGGTCAGGCCAGCACCGTCGATCTTCAGCCAGCGGCTCTTGTAGACGTACTGGGTGATGGGCGACTGGTACGTGCGGTTCTCATGGTCGAGTACCACTAGTGCCTGTCCCGTTCCTTCAGTCGTATGCGACGCCCCGATGACGTAGTCGCGCACATCCCTGGTCGCGCAGAGGCTGTTGTACAGCAGGTTGTGCCGCTGCTCGCGCCATCCCTCACCATCCCAACAAAGCAGCAGGTTCGGGGAGGACTGCCCTGCCTCGGTCACGGCACAGATGTACTCGCGCGTGACCTTGTTGTAGACCGCAACGCTACGCGATGCTCGCTGCCACGCAAGCCTGCGGATGGTCGGTTCGATGGCGTCGCTCAGCAGTCTGACGTTGTCGCCGTCGTAGCCGTAGAAGCCGTCGCGACCAAGCCAGACGAGCATGCCTGATGCCGTAGCTGCGATGCTCGACGGAGCCACGCACCCGATGCCGTTCGTCAGCGGGTACGAGAAGAGGTTCCCGCTCGTCTCCTCGATGAGGTAGACGTTGCGCTCGGTGAACGCCAGCAGTTTCCCGGCGAACGCCGCGAGGCCCGTCACCTCGCTGCCGTTCGGGTCTGGGTAGATGTACTTCTCCGGTCGGAACGAGCCAGGGAAGCCGGGGTCGCTAATCCACACAATGCCTTGGTTCGCCGTCGTGTTGCCGATGGCGAGACCACCCTGCCACGGGCACATCACCTTGAACGTTGGCACCGTGATGTAGTCGGTCGCAGGCACGCCAAGCAGACCGTCAGGCACCTCGTCGGGCCACGATGTCGTCTCGTTGTCGGGGATGCGGCACAGAAGACGCGGCGTGCTCGGGAAGTGCAGCGTATCCTGCGAGCGGAACAAGAGGCGGGCGACCGTGCCCTCTGGTCCGACCGAGATGTTGTCTACCCAGAACTGCCGCGTGATGTCGTCGGCATCAACAGCGTTGACGCCAAGGTCGTAGACGACTTCCTTCTTGGAGGAGACGCTTTCAACGTACATCGGTCGCGTCTGCTCTTGATGGACGCGGACGGAACCTTCTGCCGAGAGCTTGCTGCGGTTGCCGAAGCAGTCCTCGTACTGCACGTAATAGTTCCAGTTCCCGGCCAGCAAAAGCTGGATAGCCGCGTCGTTGGCGTCGGCCTGCTCAGGTACGGCAGCAGTCATACTGCTCGACAGCGTGCCGATACCACCTGGATGCGCGTACCCGTTGGAGTTCTGGGCACGGTTGAGGTTGTCCGACTTGACCTGCGGACCAAGCACCGTTGGCGCACCAGGAGGACGGTCGTAGCCAAGCGTCATCAACAGCGGGTCGGTGCCAGCCTTCTGGTTCTTCCGGATGTAGCCATCATAGATGAGCGGACTGTCGTAGCCGTTCGTCCAGATGACGCGTCCACCCACCTCGCAGAACTGGTCTGGGTACTTGTAGTTCCCAGAGTTCGTCAGACCTTCGTGGAGCTTTGTCCACGTCGATGCCGCCCAGCAAGTCTGCTCGTACACAGCGCTCCCGACGCGCACCATGAGGATGTCGCGCGTGCCGTTGTCGAGCAGGGAGTGGAACACGCCATAGAGGCGACCGCTCCATTCTGCATTGAGGTACGGGCAAGGACCGCGCACAGCCGCGAGGGTGCCGTCAGGCGAGTGCTGGAGGTTCACGATCTGAAACGCGAACGCGTCCGGTGCATACGTCTTGTTGCTTTCGATAGTCGGAAGACCGACTACCTCGCGGCTGTACGGCATGTCCTAGACTCCCCTGCGCGCGCGCTTGCTCTCCTGCACCGCAGGGATGGCGTCGATGATGGCCTCGACATCCATCGGCGCAGACAGCTCCACCTTGGTCGCGTCAGGCCAAAGCAGCTCGTCCACGGACAGCGGGTGCCAGTGCGAGCGGTCGCTCCACTGGTCGCCAGAGGCGATGCGGTAGGCGTTGCGAAAGCCGCTGGTGATGACCGCAGACCAGCCTTCAGGCCCGTTGCCGACCTTGACGCCGATGACGGTGCCGAACTCCTTCTCTCCGCTCGGCCATGCGCTGACGAACACGTCGCCAACGTCGGGCTTCTCGTACTTCTGAGGGGGCATGTGCTTCTCCTGTCCTAGCTGGTGAAGGTACCGAAACGCAGCCCAGCGAATCTGCGGCTCGGGTAGTTCTGAACGAACCACGGAAGACCAGGGACGATGCGCGCAGGGTTCGCGTACTGCGCCTTGATCTTGGGGAGGTGCATCGTGAGGTAACGCTGGAGGTGCGTATCAGCGTCGGTCTGCTGACGGTCCATCAGCGACAGGTAGTAGAGGCCCAGCTCGATGAGGGCGTCGTGGCAGTCCGGATGGATGGGCGGCACATCCTGGTCGTTGACCATCTTCTTCGGGCGGCGGCGCACCCGCCAGTCCATCTCGTACCGCTGGTCCTGCTGCGGGAAGTTCCTGTACGCGTAGTAGCCGTGGCTCTCTGGCAGGCGCACGGTGTAGTCGGGGATGACCGTACCGTCATCGACGTAGGTGGTCTGCACGCCGTCAACGTCTCCCATCATTTGGAAGATGTTCGGAGCCTCAATGGTCGGGTGGGCAGGCGTCGCCCCGGTGACGGAGCGCCGACGGTACAGCCGCTTGTAGATGCCGCTGTGGCCGTACCGCAGGGTGGTGTTGTCCCCGAAGTTGAGCTGCCAGTCAATCTCAGGCAGCGTCAGGTTGACGCGTGCCCCGGTGACGGTGGCGACCGCAGAGATGGGCGACGGTGCCGACTCCCACAGCGGACGGAACCGACCGAAGGCAGACTGGCGCTCGTCGTCACGGTAGCCCCAGCAGTAGGTGAAGCAGTACTCAAAGCTGCCGATAGGCTCAGGGCCAACCCAGCTATTCTGCTCGCCGGATGCGACCAAGGGAGCCTTGACGGGGGCGTCGAGGACGTAGTGGCGGCTGCGAGCCACGTACTGCGGGCGTCCGGTCACGCTGCCACGGATGTTGTCGTGCTCCATGTAGCTGGAGTACGCCTCAGGCAGCGGGAGGATCTGGTTGATCTGCGGGTCGTGGATCTGCCCGTAGACCACCTCCATCACGTCGTCGGTGAAGAACATCTCAGGCTGGCTCAGCCGGAAGTTCGTCCCGGTGAAGCTGCCGATGGCAGTCTGGATGGGGCGGTCGAGCGACACTAGGTAGTGGTTGTTGTAGGTGCCCACGATCTTGTGCTGCCAGAACTCGCGGCACTTGCGCCGATGCCAGTTGCCTTTCGAGTCTTGAAACTCAATGTCGTAGACGCCATCCCACGTCCCATCCACAGTCGGGTTCAGCGTGCCGCTCAGGCCAAAGGTGAGGACGTAGGGGTCCGTCGTCGTGGTCACGCCGCGACCGAAGTCGCTCTGGGTGAAGTCCTTGTTGACGACGAGGTAGTCAATGTCGGGGATGATGGCGGCTGGAACGTCGCTCGCGAGCCTAGACAGCGCGAGGTTCAGTACGTCATCAAGCTCCGTCGAGAAGTTCTTGGTCGTGTCCGCATTCCACGCACGGATGGTCAGCAGCCGACTGCGCCATTCACCCTTGTTCATGCGAACCTCCTAAGCCAAAGGGCACCGTAAGCATGTAGCCTACGGTGCCCCCGGTGTCGCCCCTAAGGACTAGGGAACGCTGATGTACGCCGTGGTGGTCGAGCCAGCCGCGCCGTCGTCAGCGAGAGCGATGGCAATCGCGCCCGCAACCTCATCGGCGTTGGTCAAGGTCGCATTCTTCGTGCGGCCCGACGTAGCGTCGGTGATGAGCGTGGAGTCAGCGGTGACCGACCCGTCGCACAGGACCGTGCCAACACCCTCGCAGAGGATGAAGCCGTAGTGGCTGGCAAGGAACGCGCTGGCGGTCCCGTTCAGCGTGTACGACTGCGCGATGCCCAGGATCTTGTAGCGCGGGGCCTTGGCCGTGACGCACACGATGCCCGTACCAGCGGACACCGTGGTCGCCTTGCGCTGCACGACCGTCCCAAGCGGGAAGGACAGAGACGCCTCGGAGTTGAGGACGTAACGCCAGAAGCGCGTACCGTAGGTAGCGTCCTTGGTGACGACCTTGTAGCCCAGCTTGTAGAGGGCGGTCGGGCTGATGGCCGTGACCGCATCTGCGGTAAACTCGGGAAGCATGATGATGACCTCCTAGCTAGTGGATCAGGACGCGCCGCCGCTGAAGCAGCCGTGCGCGGGGAACTTGGTGAGGACCATCTGGTGGTGGAACTCGACCTTGGCCGTGACGGCATCCTGCTGAGCGATCTGGTCGGTGAAGTCCGAGATCGTCATCTTCTGGATGTAGACCAGCTCAAGGAAGTCCGTGTTGATCATGTAGCCAACACCAGCGTTCGCGGGGGACGTGAAGTCCGTCGCGAGGTTGATGAGGTTGCTGGCGTACACGCCGCCGACACCGAGAACGTCCTGAACAAGGTTGCCCTTGTCGGTGTTGTTCGGAACCTGCGTGAGACGGACCAAGTCGAGCTTGGCGTCCACGTAGTTGCCGAAGGTGTCGTCGTCCATCACGATGATGTCCGGACCACCGTTGGGCTTGCCGCTGTACTGCGCGCACTGACGGTACAGCTTGCGGATCTTGCTGATGCCATCGGTCGCGAAGGACGTGATCGCCTGGTACTGGTTGAAGTGGAAGTCCGCAGCGGACTTGGCCACGTTCTGCACCGTGTCGGTCTGCGAGGCAGGCGCGGCGAAGTCGAGCAGACCGTTGGTCACGCCCGTGCCGATGCCAGCGGTGAACTGCCCGTTGAACGTGGTGAAGCCCGCAAGCTCAGAGCTGTCGATGGCGATGCCGCTCGACGCGCCCGTGAGGAGGTACTTCTCCATGTCGACCGCGAGGCCGTCCATCGTGACCTTGGGGTACTGCTCGATGAGCTTGATGGCTCCGAGCTTGCCCTTGTTCTGGAGGAGTTCCTTCTTCGGGATGTTGATCGGGAGAACAACACGGTGGAACTCGACCTGGTACTTCTTGCTCTTCTTGTACCGGGTCATGTCCAACGTCTCGTCGCCGTTGAAGATACCCGTACCGCGAGCAGGGGAACCGCTCATGATCGGACGCTCGATGAGGGTACCACCGTCAGCGGTGATGCGGCCCTTCTTCTCAAGCGCACGGTAGGTGGGCACGTTCTGGAGGAACGCGCTGACGAGCGGGCCCTTCAGGTCCGCGAGGGTCGTGTTCAGAAGTTCAACAGAGACAGCCATGGTAGTAGGCTCCGTGGGTGAGGGAGAACGCTTGCTCGCCTTCCCTGTCCACGCGTCTCGGTCGTGCCTAATGGCCTACGACCCTGCGGTGGAGGGTGCATGCTAGCCGTAGCTACACCCTCCACTTATTGTCAAGTCACTCGTCGTCGTCGGGCTCGCCTTGCGCCATCGCTCGCATGTTGCGGATGGCGTCATCGAACGACGAGTATTCGTTCGTGCGTCGCGAGGAGCTGGGCGGCGGTGCCTTCCCGGCAGGCTGCGCGAGCTTGACCGACGCCGGGGGCTCAACCTTGCGCGGACCAGGAGGCAGAGGGGCCTGCGGCATGACGGCACGCACCATGCGAGCAGCGCGGTCAGTTTCGTAGCCAGCCTCCAGCAACTTGAGGTACTCCGCGAACGCGCCCGTAGGAGCACCGTTCTCGTCCTCGCGGTAGTCCTCGTAGATGTCGGGGTAGTTGGACTTGAGCTTCTCCAGCTCCGTCTCAGCTTCCCGGTTGGCGATCTCCGTCTCAAGGGCTTCGTAACGACCCTTCCAGTCGTTGATGCCAGCCTCGCGCTCCTGCAAGGACTTCTCTAGCTCCGCGAGCTTTCCCTGCATCTCAGCCGTGCTGTCGTCGGCAGAGAGCATCTTCTCGAACCAGTCTCGGTTCTGCTTGACCTTCTCCATCTCGGCCCGCATCTGGGTGCGTTCCTGCTCCCAGGTCTGCTGACCCTTCTTGAACTCATCGAACTTGTTCTGGTAGCCACGCTGCCAGTTGCTGTACTTCGACTTGAGTCCACTCTCGATGGAGGAACGAAGGTCGTCGGGCACCTTCGTCCACCAGTCGGTCTTGGTGAGGCTTTCAAGCTCGCCGTTCCACTCGGAGGTGGAGGCAGAGGGCGCGGCCTCGGTACTTGTTGCAGCAGCAGGAGAAGCAAGACCAGCGGCAGGTTCAGCGACTGAGGCCGCGCCCTGCTGCTGGCTAACTTCCCCTGCGTAGGAGTTGTCGGCGGTTTCCATGATGCTTCTCCTGCTTGATGGTCTTGCTACATCATCAGCTTGGACTTGTACGCCTTGGCGGCTTCCTCGTCCTCCATGTCCTCTTCCTCCTGGTCGGAAGACATGGCGCTCTCCTTCATCTTGCCCAGCTTGGCCTTGACGCCCTGCTCGCCCATCGGAGCCTCTTCCGTCTCCTCGGCCTCGGCTTCCTCACCGGGGGCGGCGATGGAGATGATCACATCCACCATCTTGGGGTTCTGCTCGATCTGGTCGGCAAGGTCGTCGGGGCTGATGCCGCGCGTCTTGTCGTAGCCCTGCGCCGCCACGAAGAGAGCCTTGGCGTCCGTGGACAGACCAAGGTCTTCGACAACCTGCATCAGCTTGTCGAGCTTGCCTTCCTTCTCAGCGGTCATCACCATCTCCTTCATGCGGGCCTTGATGTCCTCGACCATGCCAGGCATGCGGTCGCCCATGCTCATCTCGTTAGCGGCCATTTGGCACCTTCCTTCCAGTTAGTGGGTCGAAACCCCGTGCTCGTTCTGCTACCACCTCGCGCCACTGCGTGGAGTCAAGGCCAGCATTTCTACGGTTCTCCCACGCACGGTGACGGAACTCGTCCGCACGGATGTGGCGGTCGCTGTTGCTCGTCTCCGCGAGCTGCACGCCCGTATTCCGCTCGACCGTGGCCTTGTAGGCGTTCCACTCTTCACGCGTTTCGTAGGTAACGCCGTCATGCTTCAACGGCTTCCACATCTGCGTGGTGTAGTTGACCGTGCGGACGCCGACCGGGAGCCATCCCGGCACGCGATCTGCGCTGCACTCGGGGCACTTGGTCGGACCATCTGCGCTTCGGTAGAGCACGTCGCTCTCCCAGTGGTCGTTCGTGCAGTGCAGGTCATGGGTCACAAAGCTCATGCGAGCGTCTCCTGAGACGTGACGGGTTGGGCCGCTTGCTCGGCCATTGCGGCTTGCGCCGGGGGGAGGGGAGACGGTGCGCCTTCAGCCATACCAGCAGCCTGAGCCAGCGCAGCCTCGTCCATGGGAGGTGCCGCAGCCACGCCAGCAGCAGCGTTCGTGGTCTGGCCAGCCATCATCTCAGGCGTCATCGCGGGAGGCAGCGGTCCCTTGAACAGGCGCGGGCTGAGCATGAAGACTTCAAGGAACTGCTTGGTCACCTCGACTTGGTCGATCATCGGGTTCGAGATGAGGAACTGCATCGCAGCCTTGAACTGCTCCTGAAGGACAGCGCGGTTGCTCTCCATCGGGGAGTACGGCACCACCTTGAACTGCGCCTTCACGCTATCAAGGGTCTGCGGGTACACCGTCGCAGGGTCACCGTAGCCCGTGAGCTGCACGACCTTCTCGTTCTGCATGTACTTGCTGACCAAGAGCGCCATCTTCTGCGCCACGTCCACGGTGACGGTGTCGATGCGGCGCTGGCGTGCTGCGAGACGGTTGCGAAGCTGGCCCTCGACCAGAGCCAACTCGGTCGCGGTACGGGCCCCGGTGACCTGACCACGCTGGGCGTCGGCAAGGGCAGACACCGTGGCGATGCTCTTCTCGAGCGACGCTGCCATTTCAAAGAGCGCAGCCGGGGGCTCAGGCATCGGCCACGGATGGAACGACGCGGCAAGGGGCTGCCCGTTGGTCGTGCGGATACCCGTCATCGACCCGACCGGAGCTTCCTGCGCGATGGCAACGTCCTCGCTCTGGAGCGAGGTGGTGTCGTAAGCGATCTTGGGGATGCTAAAACGCGCGATGTTGAGCAGGTAGGTGCGGATGTGGTTCAGCTCCTCCTGGTTGTCGCTGATGAGCGAGATCTCGCTCAGGCCACGGCAGTCCTCGCCGTTGCTATTCAGCGTCAGCAGGGAGTACGGGCAGTAGACGAGCGCGTCCTCCATGAGGGGCTGCGGGTTGTCGGCGTGCATGTGGACAACGCGACCAGCCTCGATGTCGTAGACCTCGTAGACGGTGACCCACCGCTGGAAGTCCTTCAACTCCTGCCGGGAGTAGGACGAACCAAGATCCTGCATGAGCCAGCGCGGGTACGAGTCGCCGTGGATGCTGTTCGCCCACGGTGCGTACATGCCGCTGGCAACGCGCTCCTTGAACTGCTCCTCGCTGAGCAGCGTCGTCTCGATCCAGTACCGGATGTCCGACGTGCGCTTGGCGGCGAGGTCGAAGAACATGCCTCGGATGTCGCAGACCTTGCTGATGGGCAGGTCGCTCTCGCTGTCCCACGTCGTCTTGATGACGCCACGCCCGTACAGCACGGCGTCCTGAATCAGCATGATGAGTTCGTCGTAGTAGCCCGTGTTGTCGAGCGACAGGTTGACGACCCCCTCAAGGCCACGCACGCTGTCGTCAGGCGACATCGCACGCATCATCGCGGTGACCTGCGGGTTGCGCGGGGTCAACGTCGAGAGCGCCGTCTCCACGATAGCGTAGGTGAGGTTGATGCTGGTCGTGATGAGCTGCGACTCCGTCGGACCACCAGCCTCCTTGTCCGAGTAGAACTTCCCTTGGTAGAACCGGAGCAACCTGTCGAACGCGAGCTTCTCGGTGGACCGGAAGACCTCGATGTGGCGCTGGATGGTGGGGAGGTACTCGGTGGTCTTCATGGGTGAATCCCCAGCGTCTTACGACGTACAGGCTTGAAGTAGGAGTCGAGCATCGCCGCGCTCATGGTCGCGGTCTGTCCCGGCTTCAGGACGACTGGCCCCCGCGAGCCACCGGGACGCATGCCGTAACCGCGCCGACGAAACATAGCCGCCGCCATGACCACGGTCATCGCACGGTCGAAGTGGTGCTTGCCGTGCTCGCCACGACCACGCTTGCGGCTCTCGCCATCCCACTGGAGGAGTTGGTGGACGGTAGGCTTGCTGCGGATCTTGATCTCCTCCGCACGCAGCATCTCGACCAGCACCACGATGGCCGCGCTCTTCCCCACGCTGGTCGTGTAGTAGCCGGGGTGAGACTGGCTGGTGTGGTAGAGCTTCGGGCAGCGCATCCCGACTAGGGCCTGCACGCACGCCGGAGCGTTGCTCTCGACCACGACCTCGCAGTCCCACTGCGACTGAAGGCGCATGATGCGGTTGGCGAGGCGACCGGGGTCTTCGCGTCCAGACCAAGAGAATGCCTCGCTGTGGTCCCAGCAGTTCCAGATGGTGATGGCCGATGGGTCGCCGCTATCTCCATAGCCAGCGGGGTCAACGGTCATGAGGTACGGGCATCCGGCCTCACGCGCCTCGAAGGTGTACTCCTCGGCGTCGTTGACTGCGGTAGCGTTCGGCAGCATGGCGAGGAGCGGCTCAGGCGGGAGGACGTTGCCCTCATCCGTCGTCCACCCGTCGTAGGGACCGTAGGGGTACTTGTGCCGGAACTTCCGGTCGTCACCGACGAACTCGGTATCGAGACGCGCACGCCGGAACGCGAGGTGGCCGTAGGTAATCCCCGGCATGAGGTCCATCAGGCGAAGCTCTTCGTTGTCGGGGACGAAGTCGGGTGCCTTGATGAAGCAGGTATCGTCCAGCCACCACTTGAGGAACAGCGGGTGGAACTGGCTCTTGCCCTCTAGAGCCTTGAGCCACATCGTGTGCGAGGTGGTGCCCTGCCGACCTGGAGTAGACTCCATGATGACGCGGGCGTTCTCGCGCTTTGCGACCGATGGGAAGAAGTGCTCGTTGAAGTTGTCTTGGTCCGAGAACTCGTCGTACTCGGTGATGACTACACGGTCGGGAGAGTTACCGATAGCGGGCGTCCCGGTCGCAGCGGTGATGGCCTTGATGCGCCCACCGTGGATGAACTCCAGCTCACGCTTCGCAGGGTCGCGACCAGAGCGCGATGGGATCTTAATGGCGTCGGGTAGGTAGTCGTAGGCATAGCGAGCGCGGCCCCACGCCGTCTCAGCCGTGTCGTACTTCTCCGCGATGAGCACGCCTTGTACACCAGGGGTGTACATGCACTGGCCGAGCAGGTCGAGGATCATCAGCGTGGTGATCTTGGCCTGCCGATACTTCTTCACCATGAGCCATCGATGCTGCATCGAGGCTTCCAGCACCTCGCGCTGGGCGTTCGTCAACTCCAAGCACCCGATGGTTTCGTTCTCACGCACGATGCGGCAGATGGAGACGAAGCGGTCCCGCTGCATGGCTGCGCGTACAAGCGCCCCGTCGATGATGCCTTTCGGCTCCTCGCGGCGAGCCATTACTTCTTCTTGGTGGAGGACTTGCGGGCTGTGGCGAGAGCGATGGCGATGCGCTGCTTGTGCGGCATCTTCGGCTTCTCTTTCGCCATCATCGAGATGTTCTCAGAGATCGTCTTCTGAGACGTTCCTTCCTTCAACGGCATGGCTCTCTCCTACTAGCCGTGTCCTAGCACGACTTGACAATAAGTGGTAAGGTCTACACGTCCCGGTCTGGCGGGAGGAGTCAGGTAGTCTGACCACCTTGGAGGGCCAGCAGCGCAGGCTGAGGCGGGACTAACCACAGAGGACAGGACCATGCCGTACATCCGTCGCCAGTTCATCCACAACGGGGAAGTCACCGCGCCGAAGCTGGAGGCCAACGCCTTCGGTGGTGCCATCGTCGCGAACACCGCGCCCGTCCCGCCCAGCGGCACGTCGGCTCCGGTGATGCCGCTCGTCGTCATCCTCAACACGGCTGACGCGGCTGGCGACACGACCTACGTGCTCCCGTTCAAGTGCCGCATCATCAATGTGGCGGCGCACAAGATCGCGGCTGCGACCGGGGCGTTCACCAACACGGTCGTGCTCAAGAACGGCGCGAACGCCGTGTCGAGCGTGATGAGCTTCAACAACCAGGCGCGCGGCACCGTGGTCAACACCACGCTGGTGGACGACACCTACAGCACGTTCGCGGCTGGCGACAGCGCCACGCTCACGGTGGTCAAGGCTGGCGGCAACGCTGAGTTCGGGGTTGTCGTGACGCTCGTTCGGGTGGCCTGATGAGTGCCGTCGCCCCTCAGCCCGTCTCTCGGCTGACGGGCACGACGGGTCTGTCTGGGGCGACCACCCAGACTGATCTGGTCGTGTCCGACCGACTCACCAAGATCGTCATCCGTCGCGTCAAGCTCAAGCGCACTGCTGGATCTGGCGCGAACTTCGTCCCGCGCATCTTCAAGGTGAGCGGTGCCGCCAACGGCAGCATCAACCAAGAGTTTGAGGGCAGCTCGACCGCTGTCGCCAACCTCTTCGATGCCGTGGCTGAGGTGTACGTCTTCACCGACAGCACGGGGAAGCTGTACCTCCAACCCTCCCCAGATGCTGGTGCTGACAACACCTTTGAGTACGAAGTCTACTTTGAGATCGTCCGCTAGGAGGTCACATGGCCAGTTCTCAGGTACTGCCCACTCCGATGGACGGTGGTGGTGGTGGTGGTGGCGCAGCGTTGACGTGGCCAGGATGGTTCGGGGATGCCGCTGATGGCGACTTTACCGTCACCACGACGGGGTTTCTTCCTAGCCGGGAACGGAACTACAACAACCTCACCGTCAACTCTGGCGCGTCGGTTGCCCCTACGGGCTTCCGCATCTTCGTCAACGGCTTGCTCCGCAACCAAGGCACCATCTCCGACAACGGTGTGGATGGAAACCTCTCCACGGGTGGTGGTAATTTGGGAGCTACGCAGTACCTGCGTGGTGCATCTGGTGGCGGGCCTAACGGCGGCAGCGTCACCGCGAACGGCAATCCAGGCAACGCCAGCACGAACGCCTCGTTCAACAACGCGGGCCTCACTCCGAACGGCGGTGCTGGTGGAAACGCAGGTGCCCAGACGGGTGGCACTGGTGGTGTGGCTGGCACCATTACGACTCGGTGGTCTGGTCAGCTTTTTCAGGCGCGTCACCAGACAGCAGCGTTCGGCGGCGGCGCAGGCGGCGGTTCCGGTGCGGTCGTCACGGGCGGCGGCAGCGCGAACGGTGGTGGCGGCGGTAGTGGTGGTGGTGCCGTCTGGATCGCTGCACGTACCGTGGACAACACGGGCGGCGTCATCTCCGCGCGCGGCGGCAACGGCGGCAACGGTTCCGGCGCTGCGCCAGGTATCGCAGGCGGCGGCGGCGGCGGCGGCGGCGGTCTGGTGGGCATTGTGTCGACCACGCCTTCGGCCTCGATGGGTGGCACCATTACTGCGGCAGGCGGCACGGGCGGCACGGGCTTCAACGGTGGCGGTGCTGGTGTCGCCGGGACCGCAGGCTCCGTCAACTACCTTATTCTCGGGTGACCCATGACTAAGTACCTCGTGGTCCCGGTCGGCACGCCTTCGCAGGACGCGACGGCGCTGGCCGTGGCGAATGGCTGCGTCGGCTTCTACACGGGCGTCCCGCCTGTCTGGTCGCAGCTTGCTGTGGACCAAGGCTGGACGCTGCCCTGCGTGGTGACCGAAGATGAGAATGGTGCCTTCGTCTCTTGGGAGCCCGTGGTCTAATGGTACGCGTCCCGCTGCATCGTAAGATGAATGCGGCGCAGCGGGTCGCTACCTTTGAGGCTGGCTCAGGCATCAGCCTGTCGACAAAGTCAAGCAATAAGGCTGACGAGGTGGTGCTGACCATCACTGCCACGGGTGGTGGTGGAGGCGGCAACAGCGGCGCACCCACCTCAGCCAAGTACGTCACCCTGGCAACGGACGCCACGCTGACCGAAGAGCGCGTGCTGACGGCGGGCAACAACATCACCATCACCGACGCTGGCGCTGGTGGTGCGGTCACCATCTCGGCCACAGTGCCGTCGGTACCATCTGCGGCGAGCAGTGTGGTATCCGAGACGAGCTTCGGGCAGTCGGCTGCGACCGGGACGGCGACGGCTTACGCCCGCGAGGACCACACGCACGGCACGCCTGCTGTTCCGGCGCATACGGACCTGAGCGCACTGGCGTGGACATCTTCTGGTCACACCGGGAGCACGACGGCGGTTGCTGCGTGGAACGGCAACGGTGCCGCCGCTGCTGTGCAGGCCACCACCGACGAGACGATGCTTGTGCGTCGCGCTGGGTCGCTCCAGTGGGTGCCGCTCGTCATCGCCATGTCCGTCATGTCGGGCGAGTTCGTCCTTGAAGGCGGGTACGTCGCGAATGGCCCCGTCGCTCTCTACTCGGGAACTTTCGTATGAGTGCACCCACGCTTCATCATCGCAAGCTCGCCACCACGACTCCGGCGACCAACGGCATCACGGATGTTCTCGATGCCATCTGGGCGGCGGTTCAGCCTTCGGTCACAACCTACGCCGACGGTACGACGCGCACTGCCGGGACCGGAACGGCATGGACATGGACGCGCTATCAAGCGGCGAATGTGACGCAGGCCGTCTACGGCACACCGCCCACTGGCTCGCTTGCCCAGCGCGTGCTGTTCGTCGGGTCGGTGGCGAACCCCACGCCGATGCCGACGATGCTCATCGACACCTGGTCGAACAACCGTCTCCACATCGGCCTCGTCAAGAACGCCGGAAACTTCGCGACGTGGAACGCTTCGCTCCCGTTCACGACAGGGTATTTCACCGGGTACACGCAGATCGGGACGACGCTGACGACCCCGGTCGCGATTACCATCTTTGAATCTGAAGAGACGGTGCAGATCGGCATCGGCATCGGCACGGCGGGTGCGCTGCACGGTGCCGGAGCAGGCGCGATCATTGACCCTGACACGGGTGACTCCGTGGACGGCGAGACGGACGGGCGCATCTACGGCATCTGGACGGTCGGTAGCAGCACGTTCAACAACATGCTCTCCCAGACGACGACGAACACGTTCATGCACCACGGTGCCTCGGCGGCGAACTCGCACTGCGTCACCTTCACGCCGGGAACGGGAACGGTCGTCCCGACGACGCGCGAGTCGGCGTACAGCGCCCCTACCGCGCAGCAGCGCACGACGAGGGCGGGCAAGTTCCCTGGGTCGCTGCTTTACTTCGTGTCCGCGTCCAACTGGGTGGGACGCCTGCGCGAGATCCGCGTGACCCGCCCCGCGATCTTCGGGCAGCGCCTCGACACGACGCCAGGCACCATCAAGGGCTACGTCTACGGACAGTCGACCACGACGAACGGCGACGCCGTCCTCTTGGAGTACTGATGTCCTACCTTGACCAGATCGAGCAGTACGTGTCGTACTACCCGCAGACGGTTCGCGCCGAGGTGCCTGCGTGGGCAGATGTGACGGCACTTCCGACCTACCCGCAGATCGAAGTCGTGGAATGGGACCATGACTTCTGCGAGCTGGTTGACGCTGACGGCGTTGAGATCGCACGCTTCAGGCTTGTCGGTTAATCCCGGCTTAGGAGGCGGCATGGAACAGCTTGTTGCTGCGCTTACTGGTCCTTTCGGAGCGTTAGCTCTTGCTGTTGCCATCCTCGTCTGGCTTGCCAAGCAGATCGTGCCGATGCTGAAGTCTTACTTGGACTCGCAGTCCAAGGGACTCAAGGACATGATTACCGCATTGGAGAAGACGGTCGACGCTCATGAAGCAGACCGCAAGACCTTTGAGGCTGCGCTGTCTCAGATTGATGCTCGTCTCGACCGAGTGGAGACGGACATCCACGCCATCAAGACCAAGATCATCACGCCCAGCTAGGAGGTACCATGCCCATCAGCCCGCAGGAAGCCATCACCCTTGGTCTTGAAGCTGCCGAGCTTGCCGAGTTCTTGGTGAAGGCGCTCAAGGTCGACGCCGATGGCCACAAGCGTCTCGACAAGACCGAGGTGCGCGAGCTGCTCCAGCGGCTGGCGAGCCTGTCCATGCACGTCGCTCGCGACATGGTGGACTAGTCCATGAACCAGATCTACCCCGCACGCCAGAGCAGCAGCGTCACTATCGGTGGTCCGCTGAGCGGGTTCGGGGAGATCGAGGTCATCTCGCCTGAGCCTACCTCTCAGGTGGCGTTCATCTACAACCTGAACCCGCTCCTAGTCACGTCCCAGACCTACGGCACCGGGGCCAGCGTCACGCTCGACAACGGTGAGGTGGTCTTGGCCAGCGGTACTGCGACCGATGGCTACGCTCGCCTCATCTCGAAGAAGGTAGCGAAGTATCGTGCAGGTCAGTCCACGATGGCGAAGTGGACAGGCCGCTTCGTCGGTGGAGGCTTCGCTGGAAACCGCCGCATGGTTGGGCTGTACAACGTCGAGGCTGGCTACCAGTTCGGCTACAACGGGACCACGTTCGGCATCCTCTACACGGAAGCCGCGACGTGCGAGGTGCAGACCCTGACCATCACTACCAAGGCGTCGTCGGCAACGAACGTCACGGTGACGCTGGATGGTGGTCCTGCGGTCGTGGTTCCCGTTACCAACGGTGCCAACACCAGCGTGACTGCGGCTGAGATTGCTGCCGCTAACTACTCGCAGGCAGCGGGTGGGTGGGACGCGGCTGCGGTGGGCAACGTCGTCTACTTCGTGCGACGCACGGCTGGCACTGCGGGTGCCTCTACGTTCGCTCCAGGGACGAGCGGTGCTGTTGGCGCGTTCGCCATCCTCACCAGTGGCGTGGTTCCGACCGAGCAGTTCATCCCGCAGGCGTCGTGGAATCAGGACAAGTTCGACGGCACGGGCCCCAGCGGGCAGACGGCAGACTGGACCAAGGGCAACGTGTTCGGCGTGCAGTTTCAATACTTAGGCTACGGTGATGCCTTCTTCTACGTCGTGAACGGGAACACGGGACGCCCGCAGCTCGTCCATATCGTAAAGAACGCGAACACGCGCACCCACACAGTCCTCCGAAACCCCAACCTGTACCTGATGTGGGAGTCGAAGAACACCGGGACGGGCACATCGCGGGAGACGCGAGGGGCCAGCGGTGGCGCGTTCGTTGAAGGCAAGGTCACCTTCCTTGGCGCGCAGTTCGGTGCGGTCGGCACCAAGACTGCGGGTGCTGGCGTTGAGACGCCCATCCTGACGCTACGCGGGAGCACGACCTACGCCGACAGGCGTTCGTCGGCGCAGATCCAGATCGACCGTTTCAGCGTGGCCTGCGACGGGACCAAGACGGTGGACTTCCGCGTCTACAAGAACGCCACGCTGACTGCGCCCCAGTTCCAGCGCGTCAACGCTACCACCTCTGCGGCTGACTACGACTCCGCAGCGACTGCGGTTACGGGCGGCACGCAGGTCTACGCATTCTCGGTCGCGAAGACCGGGAACGTGACCGAGAGCGTGACCGACCTCGCGCTGTTCCTTCAGGCTGGCGACACGCTGACCATCACGGCGACTAGTTCCAATGCCTCCGACGTAAGCGCAACCATCGTCTGGATCGAGGACGTATGAAGCTTAGCCAGCACTTCACCTTCGCTGAGTTGACGAGGACTAGTCACGCGCATCTTCAGCAGAAGAACCAAGAAGAAGCGGTGCAGTACATGGCTGCGCTGACTGACTTGACCAGAATGCTAGAGGTAGTGCGCGCACGCTTTGGTCCTGTCGTCGTGACCAGCGGCTTCAGGGGCCCATCGCTCAATGCCTTGGTGAAAGGCAGTGCCACGTCACAGCACTGCAAGGGTGAAGCGGCAGACATCGTGTGCCCTGCGACCACGGTGCCAGACCTCCACAAGTGGATCGTCACCAAGAGCGGATTGGCCTTTGGCCAGTGCATCTTGGAGATGCCACCTGGTCGAGCGTGGGTGCACCTGTCCCTCGGCGCACCGTATCGGCCTGCTGCTCGATGCGGCATGTCGCTCTTCACCGACGACGGGAAGAGCTACACGCAGAAGAAGTACTAGCCTGTCGGCGGTCGCGTCGGTGGTGGTAGCCACTTCACCCTGAAGGTTCCGTACTCGAACGACGGTACCTTCGTGTGCGTGTCGTAGCACCAGCGCAGTAGGTGGTGCCGGATGTACCTGGCCGACTTGCCTACATCGTAGGGCCTGCCGATAGCCTCGCAGATCTCGCGCGTGCGCTTCCCCTTGCTCCGCATCGTCCAGATGGTGAGCCCTAGGTTCCAGTCGATGCGGCGCTTGGGGAAGGTCTGCTTCTTGTTGAGAGAAGTCCGCAGGCCCATGCGCTTCCACCTGTTGCGGAGGGAGCTTTCAGTCATACCGTGTCGCTGAGACAGGACCGAGAGGTGCACGGTTCCCGTGAGCCATTCGGCGTGCAGCGCCCTGAGCGTGGCGACTCCGATACGGTCCATCGTGAACGGGTACATGTCGTGCCGCGTCATGACCTTGTAGAGCGTCACCCACTTGAGCCCGTACTGCGTCTCCAGTTCATCTCTGGGCACGCCTGCGACGACCTGATCGCGCAGCTTCTTGACGAGGTTCAGCGTCCAGCGGTCTGACATGCGAGCCTCTCCAACTGGTTCCTGTCGAGGTTGAGCATGGCATCGGGTGGCTCGTCGTGGAGCACGTCATCGAGCATGTCGATGACCAGCTCGACTACGCCAGCCTCTCGCTTGCGCTCCTCGGTGCGGAACTTCTGGAGCAGGACGACGAGGCTGTCCCGGTGCGCGAGCATGGCCTTGCGGCTCATCGAGCTTCCATGCGCTGGACCCATGCGCGGATCTCAGCGGGCTCTTCCGACCAGCGGAAGCGGTTGCCGATGCGTACCCACGGGCGGTCTGCGTCAGTCTCGCTCGCCCGCATCATCTTCCTCAGCGTCGGTCGCGAAATGCCAAGGAACTCCAGCACTTGTTCGGTTGTCCACATGTTGTCCACTCCTATGGAGAACTTGTAAGCAGCTCTTACAAGTTACGGCTTCGGGGAAAGCGGTGCAGCGGTCCTCGACTACGGACCAGCCACAGTAGGTACGAAAGAGAAAGCGCGACCCACGACCCGTTAGGCGAAGTACGTCTCGCGGGTAGTGGGTCGGCTTGGTGGTCACTTGGCCTTGACCTCGGCCAAAGTCTTGGCAACCATGTACGACTGGGTCTTGCCGTCCTCGTACATGCGGAGAACCAGGATGCCGCCGCTGCACACCCAGTCCGTCTCCGGCTCACGGTCGAGCTGGTCAATCAGCCTCTGCGCCACGGGGTCCAGCTTGGGGCCACCGTACCGACCGCTGCGAACGATGGGTCCGTCGCTCATCAGCGGAACCGTGCGCTGCGCTTGGTGACCAGACCGAAGCCAGCCGGGAGCTTGGCTCCGTTCTTCGCCTCGCGGAGGGCCGCTGCCTTGTCGGGCTCGACCTTCGTGCGACGCCACTGCTCAGGCCACTCGGTCACCTCGTCAGGACCGACGAGCGACTGCGTCTCAGCGAGCCAGCAGGAGTAGTGCGAGGTCTTGACCTTGGGTTCCTCGCCCATTGTCTCGCGCTCGACCAGGAGCCCGGTGGCAAGCTCCATGATGCGCTCGCTGGCGTTCTCGAGCGCCTTGCGCTTGGCTGCGATGCGCTTCTCTTCCTCGCGGAGGAGTTCTGCTTCGGAGTCGATTCGCTTGCGGGCTGCAAGGCAGGCGTGCAACTTGTCCTGAGACTGCGCCAGCCAGTTCAGAAGCTCAGCCTCGGTCGTTTCGGTGAGGACGCCTTCGTCCGCCTCGATGATGTTGAGGAGGTAGCGCGCCTGGTTGATGAGGTCGTAGGTGCTGGGCGGCATCAGAACGGGAACTCCGAGCTGTCAGAAGAAGGAACGCTGCCATGCGGCCCGCTTTCACGACCGCGAGGAGCAGTGTAGACCGCGTCGTCCTGACCGGACTTCTTCGGGCTGTCACCGAGGAACTTCATGTCGCTGACGATGATCTCGGTCGAGTGCTGCTCGACGCCGTCCTTGTTGGTGAACTTGCGGTACGTGATGCGGCCTTCGACGTAGAGCTTCGAGCCCTTGTCCACGTACTGCATGACGAGGTCGGCAGTCTTGTCCCAGAAGACGAGACGATGCCATTCGGTGACGCTGTCGCCCTTGACCTTCATCGAGGTAGCGAGCGTGCAGTTGGAAACGGTCTTGCCGTTGACCTCGCGAGAAGTAGGCTTCTGACCGACGTTTCCGACGAGGATGACCTTGTTGACCATGATGAACTCCTAGCCGTTCTCGACGGCGTTGACGTATTCGGTGATGGCGGCGGACCCAGCAGGCGTGCGGAGCCAGTCCATGATCTTGCTGCGCTGAGCGGTGTCCATCTGCGAGGGACGGGGACGACCCATCTTCTCGCACAGACCAGCGAGGTGATCGTAGTTGATGCCCATCTCAGCGATGGCTTCGTGGAACATCGGCTTGTCCACCGACCAAGAGGAGTGTTCCGCGGAAGATGCCGAACCACCAAATGTCTTTGCCATGCGATTGGCGGCGGTCTGCACGTCACGCGCACCAGCGGGTAGGCTGGACTGCGGCATGGTCGCACGACCCGTGGAGGCTTCGCCATCGTCGTCGTCGCTGGCCAGCCCTGCAATCGCCATTGCGGAGTAGCGACGCAGGTAGGTGATGGTGCTGCCGTAGCCCTGGACGTTTGCCTGCTGCGGCTTCGCGCTGAACGTGGACCCGATGAACTCGCCGCTCTCATGCATGAGCATGGTCGTGACGGAGACGGTGCCCGTCTCATCGGTCGTGTTGAGCTGCGTGAACGCGATGCCGTTGTCGCTCAGCGGCTTGCGGATGCTGTCGATGACCTCCGCGAGGTCAGCGTACTTGGACTTGAAGTGCGGGTTGACCGCAGACTTCTTCGCGCTCGTCATGGCTCCCTGCGCCTTGGCCAGAGCCTTGGCGAGTTCACCGATGGTGGGGGACTGGGTGATCATGTTCCTCTCTTGTTGCGGCTCCTTGCCGCACCAGACTATTACCGCACCCTGCGACAGGCGTCAACCGCTTGGCGCAACTTTCATCCGCTTGCACGTTCTGAGGCTAGCCGTTACCTGCGGTGGGGAGGCAACCATGAAGGTGCTGGTAGCGTGCGAATACAGCGGGACGGTAAGGGATGCGTTCATCGCAGCAGGACATGACGCCATGTCGTGCGACCTGCTTCCGACCGATGCGCCTGGGCCTCACTATCAAGGCGACGTGAGGGACATCATCAACGGTGGGTGGGACTTGATGGTGGCTCACCCTCCCTGCACCTACCTCTCGGTCAGCGGCATGCACTGGACCACGCGAGGACTGCGTGACCCGAAGCTGACTGAAGACGCGCTCGCGTTCGTGCGCCTGCTCATGGACGCACCCATCCCCCGCATCGCCATCGAGAATCCTGTCAGCGTCATCTCGTCCCGCATCCGGAAGCCCGACCAGATCGTACAGCCTTACGAGTACGGGCACGACGCATCGAAGAAGACGTGCCTGTGGCTCAATGGGCTCCCGCTGCTCACACCCATCGAGTACGTCGAGCCACGCATCATCAACGGGAAGAAGCGGTGGGGTAACCAGTGCGACTCTGGTCAGAACAAGCTGGGCCCCAGCGATGACCGCTGGAAGATTCGAAGCGAAACCTTTATCGGCATCGCGCAGGCGATGGCATCTCAATGGAGCAAGGCATGATCGTCGTAGGTATCGACCCTGGTCTGCACGGTGGCATCGTCGCCCTGCGTGGAGACGACGTGCTCCATCGCTGGTCTGCGGATGACCCGATGGCACCCTACGTTCTGCGCGGGAACGTCATCCCCAGCATCGTGCGCGAGTACCTGATGCAGGCGAAGAACGAGGCTGCGCTTACTGGCGAGGTCTTCCGTGTCGTCGTGGAGGAGCAGCAGACCCGACCGATGGAGGGTCGCGTCGGTGCGTTCAACTGCGGAAAGAACTGGGGCCGCATCCTCGGGGTCTGCCACGACATCCCGGTGCTGGAGGTGTCTCCGGCGGTGTGGTCCCGCGCCATCCTCGGCACGCCTCCCGCTGGTGGGTGGCATGGTGCTGAGAAGAAGGACGCCGCCATCGCTTTAGTTCGGACACGCTTGCCTGGACTTTCTTTGCAGAAAGGTCGCAGCCGCAAGCCGCACGACGGACTTGCCGACGCGGCGTGCCTTGCTATGTGGGGCCAGTCGCAGTGATGGATTCTCTCCCCATCATGACGGCTAGGGCAGGGTCGCTGGGGCAAGGGTTCGTGGTGGGATCCTCCGGCGGCACCTGCCCATCTTCATGCGTGCTCGCATGACGTGGCTTGACCAGGCGCGTGACCTGCGCGCTGATACTGTCGTCGCTGCGGCAGGAGAACGCCTCGACGTGCGCCGTCGTGGCTTCGGGCCGTGCCCGTGGTGTGCTGCTGACCAGCGGTCGAGCAAGGACAAGCGCCCGCCTGTGATGTGGGACAAGGGTGGCTCTGCGTGCAAGTGCATCAGCTGCGGTGTCTACGGCAGCGGCTTGTGGGTAGCTGCTGGCCTTGTCTTCGGTCGAGGCCCGCGCACGGGGGACAACTGGCGACCCGTCCGAGACTGGCTCATTGCAAGCCGTCTCGTTGATGGTGACCTGAACTATCAATCCGGACTTGATGGTTCGCATCCGCGCCTGTCGCCTCGTCCCGCACCCGTGGTCGTGGCTGAACTGCCTCCACCTCCTGCCGACGAGGTCGTCGCGTTCCTTCGTTCTCATTCTCGACGTATCGAGAACGTGCCCGCCGTCGCCGCTTACCTCACCTCGCGCAGCATCCCCCTCGATGCACCGTGCGCTGCGCTGGTTGCAACCGAGAACGAGTGGCCAGACTGGTGGTCGTGGGGGACGGAGTTCCCCCTCGTCGTCGGCGGCTACGACGGGCACGGCCACCTCCGCTCAGTCCACGCTCGCGCTATCCGCGAGGACACCAAGGGTAAGACGCGCTGGCCCCGTGGCTACGCTGCTGGCTGGCTCTTCCTCGACCCGTGGAAGGCACGGCCCATGCTCCAAGGCGAGGCCACGGAGGTCGAGCGCATCGTGATAGTTGAAGGGCTCACGGACTACCTTGCCGTCGCTGCCCACGCGAGGCACGATACACGGCTGGCAGTCATCGGCGGCACGGCAGGTTCGTGGCGTCACCTCGGAGACGCACGCTTGCCCCCTCGCTCGACCGTCTACATCGCGACCGACAACGACCCGACAGGCGACAAGTACGCCTCGGAGATCGCAGCGGTCCTCGCTCACCACGATTGCAGGCGCGTCCACCTCACGCAGCCTGCTGCACCAGCCACCACCACAGGAGAGAACGTAGATGTCTGATGACCTCGGAGCACGCCTAGCAGGCGGCGCTCGCCTCGATGACCTGCTCGCACAGAGCGTGGATGCCCGCGACCTCGGCAACGAGAAGACCAGGAAGAAGCTGGCGACATGGGCCGTAGCCTCGCTACGCGAATGGGCAGGCAACCTCGACACCATCACCTCGCGCGATGCGATGAACCAGTGGACGAACATCGCCACGCAGAAGCTCCTCCTCGGTCTGGCCTGCCAGTACGTCGAGGACCAGAACGCGCTGACCAGGGACATCCTCGCCGTGCAGCAGCGGCAGGGCTTCCGCAAGTGGGGCGAGACGTTGCTTCGCCAGCTCAGACTGGAGTCTGACGGCGTCAAGCGTGCCGCTCGTCGTGACGGTGCAGGCAAGCCGTCGCAGGGGAAGCGCATCGTCTCCCTGCTGGAGCGCGTCGAGGACCAGCTCGCGGACATCAAGGAAGGGCTCGACCTCCCCGATGACCTGAGTGTCCCGGTCGGGTGGCGTCTCAACTCCGGCGGCATCTGGCGCGTGCAGATGGACTCGCAGGGCGAGGAGCAGGCCGAGAACATCTCGCGCGTCCCGATTATTGTTACCGGGATACTTCGGGATAGTTCCGGCGACGGGAGCCAAGTCATCATCCGGTGGCGTAGCCGTGGCGTGTGGCGCAGCTACGTGTGCGACCGCAAGGTGGTAGCCATCGCGCGCAACCTCGCGGAGCTGGCGCAGTTCGACCTCCCGGTGTCGTCGCAGTCTGCACCGCAGCTCGTCGGCTGGTTCGAGGCGTTCATGGTGGCGAACGACTCGTCCCTACCAGAGGCTCGCGTCTCCTCGCACCTTGGCTGGCAGGGCACGAACGACTTCCTCTGGGGTCGCAACCGCATCACCATCGACGGCGTCGAGAACGCATCGCTCGACAACAAGTGGGACGAGGCGGGCCTCCACCTCAACACGCACAAGCCTGGTGCGTCGGCTATCGCCAGCGGCTACCGCGAGGCGGGGGACTTCGAGACGTGGAAGGCGCTCGTCCAGAACCTGCGTCCGCACCCTCGCTTCGGTCTGCTCCTGTACGCCAGCCTCGCAGCACCCATCCTCCGCGTGCTCCCGGAAGCTCCGAACTTCTGCCTCGACCTCGCCGGAGAGACAAGCCGTGGCAAGACCACGTCGCTGCGTCTGGCTGCGTCGGTGTGGGGCATGCCCTCGGAGCGTGATGGTGGCCTCATCTGGTCATGGGATGCGACGCCTACGTGGATCGAGCGCACCGCTGCGATGTGCTCCGACCTCCCGCTCATCCTCGATGACTCCAAGCGGGCCAAGCCTGAGCGCGTGTCGGGTATCGTCTACTCGGTCGCCCAGGGCGTGGGCCGTGGGCGCGGCACCATCGCGGGCCAGCAGGAGATGAGCAAGTGGCGCACCGTGCTCATCTCCACGGGCGAGGCACCGCTCACCCACTACGCGACGGAGGGTGGAGCGTCGGCGCGTATCCTCTCGCTCTGGGGTAGCCCCTTCCGCAACGACGGGACGGACCACGGGAAGATCGCCCGCGTCATCGCGCGCGTGTGCCATGAGCACTACGGCCACCTCGGTCCTCGCATCGTGCAGATGCTGATGGACCCTGACGTGCAGGCTGCGTGCAAGCAAGAGTACTACGACGCCGTCGATAGGTGGTCCAAGCTGATGACCTCGTCGCCTGTCGGTGCGCGCCTCTCGCAGTACCTCGGCGTGCTGAGCGTGGCCGAGTTTCTGTACCTGCGTGCCGGGATGCCCGCCTTCGTGGATAGCCCGCTCGCGGAAGCCTACTCGGTCCTGCGCGTCAGCATCATGGCGTCCGACCGTGCTGCGTCGGCGGTTATCGACATCCTCAACTGGGCGATGTCCGAGACGCCGCAGCACATCGCGCGCGACCAGGAGCTGGAGCCTCCGCTCGCCTGCCTCGGCAAGTGGAGCGGCTACGGAGAGGACGGGCGCGGGTGGGATACCTGCTACATCCTGTACAGGACGGTGAAGGACAACCTCACGAAGATGGGGTACGACGCGGCGGCGGTGTTGTCGACCTGGTCCGAACGCGGGTGGATCCTCACCGACAAGAACACGTCGTCGCCTACCAAAACCAGCAACATGCCCCGGTCCCGCATGTCCGCGCGCTTCGTGGCCATCACGCGACAGGGCTACGAGGGCGCGCACCGCGCTCAGCAGCAGGACATCGAGCGCGAGACGAAGGAAGAGCTAAAGCGCCGCGAGGTCGAGGTGGAGCAGCAAGGCATCTGGGGTTAGTCCTCGCGAGCCCTTGGAACTGAACCTCTCCAACGGCAAAGCCCCCGGCCAGCATGGTGCTGAACCGGGGGCCTCTTGTACGCGGCTTGTCTACTCGCCGTCGAGCAGCGCGCGGGCTGCGCTCTTCCGCTCCGCGCGCACGGCGTCAGCCTCACGCCGGGAACCGATGACGGCGTAGGCTTCGCGCGCGAGGAGGGAGCGCACCCACGCCTGCATGGGGAGCCCTGCCGCTTTCGCGGCTTCGTGGAACAGCTCGCGCTCCGCGTCGGTGACCTGCACGACGAGCTGCTTGGGGCGCGTGCGGTTCTGGGTCTGGTGAAGGGTCATGCCTCGTCCTCCTCGTCCGCTGCGGCCAGCTCGCGCAGCATGCCAGCCGCGCCCTCCAGCATGTTGATGGCCAGATCCGCGTCGCAGTAGCCCTGCTCGTCAGGCTCAAGGCACAGCGCGGCGTACAGGACCACCTGACGAACGACGGCGACCTGGTCCCGCTCGCTTGGGTCGATGGTGAAGGTGATCTCGCGCGCGGTCTGCACGTCTGGCGTGGTGGTGGTGGTCATGCTTCTCCTCGGCTGTTGTAGCGGGTGAGCGCGCGCGACACGTCGAGGTACGCGCGTGCTCGTTCAGTGTTCCCTCGGATGGCTTCGGCAAGCGCCAGCGTGGCGGGCACGCCAGGGTCACGCTTGTCGAACAGGCGGGTCAACTCGGCAGGACCGAGTATCGTCAGGGTGTCGAGCCTCATGGCAGCATGTCTCCGTCGTAGTCAGCATGCTTGGTCTGCGCGTAGACGCGCGCGGCAAGCTCCATCGCGTAGTCACGCTCTCGCGCTTCGCCTTGAATGTGCGGGCGGTCGAGGTCGGACCAGAGGATCTGGTAGACCCACATGCCCGAGTATGCGCGCGTCACGTAGAGGACAGCGTCCTCGCGCCAAGCGCATACGCCATCGCAGGAGCGCCGCCAGCCAGCAGACCGGACGTGATCGTAGTTCGGCATGGTCAGAACCTCACGGTGAAGGGTGCGTAGTCGCAGGCGTCCCACTCAGGCATGGCCACGACGTAGGCAAGCGCGCGCATCGCGTCGGAGCGGCGGCACCATACGCGCCCGTGCCCCGCGAGGAGCTGGAACACGGGCCGTGGCGCGTCCTCCCGCGCGGCCTGTGCAGCTTGCCACCAAGCCGACTGCGCGGGCGTCGTGGGGTTCGGGTCCACGACCAGGAGGCAGCGGCCCACGTCAGCGCGCGGCATGGGCGCGCTCGTTGTAGTCGGACCACACGGTGAGGCGCTCGCGCAGGATCTCCGCGCTGGTAACGCAGCCCTGGGCGAACCCACGGGTCCACTCAGCGGCTACGGGTACGTCGTTGACTTCGGCTTGCGCGCGCTGCTCGACAGCTACGCGCTGCAGGAGGTTGATAACCTCCTCGATCTGTTCCTTCGTGAGCATGGTGCTCTCTCCCTTGTGGTGGTGGTGACTCGGCTCTAGACCGACTCAGACCCTGCACCGCGCGTGATGCGTAGTGCAGGGCCTGCGGCGAACTAGCCTTCGAGCACGCGTCCGACGAGGTGGGCGTGCACCACGGCGGGTGCGACCACGACGAGGCGCGACCGCGCGATCTCTTCCGCTTCCAATCGGTCGTCGGCGCGGACGAGGATGGCTTGGTCGCCGCCGTCCGCGAGGTAGTTGCGCTCGCGGCGGGAGTCGTGCGGGTGGCCGAAGCTGATCAGGTACAGGTTCATGGTATCGGGCTCCTGAGTGAGAG